TCCTCTTAAAAGATTTTGATCTGGTGTTTCACTATCTACATAATCCGCATTAAGCTGAGTTGCAGTCATAATAAATACACCATATTGATTACATAAATCCTTTAATCTAATAGCAATCATAAAAAGAATATTATCTTCTCTTAATCTTACTCCACCAGATCTATTCGTTATTTCTTCAAGAATTTTCATTGAAGTATGAAGATAATCCAAAAAGATATATTTTACTCCTCGTTCTCTAATATTTCTCTTAATCATATTTTCTATATCTTTAAGAGAAAAATCGGGCATGGTTTCAAAATAATAAGGACTTTGCTTTAAAATTTGACTAGTTTTTGTAATTCTCTCCCATTCTCCAGCATAATATTGACCATATAAAATATGCTCTTCATTAACACCAGAAATAAAAGCGCCAATCATTGTTTGCACTTCCTCTTTATCCTGTTCTGTTGCTATATATAACACTGGTTCGGGTTTGCCTATACTTTCCCATTTATTTTCTTCAATATTATACATTTGACCGCAACCAATAACACAGGAATCAGCAACCATTCCTCTTGATTTACCAACTCCAGTAGGCGCAGATCTAAGATAAAGTTTCTTTAATCTGGCACCCCGCAATACTGTATTAGTGTATCTTCCATAAAGAGGGTAACCAATTTCAGGAGTCTCCTTTAATCCTTCTACAAGCTCCATAAATCCTTCTCCAATCTGGCTCCCCGCACTTATAGAATTATCAATACATCTTGCTTTAATTTCAAGAATTTTATCATCAATTAAATCTGCAATTTCTGTTAAAGAATGATTATCTAACCATTCCTCTTGTTCTTGTTTCTTTTTTGTATCAAAAATATTATCTGGATCATATATCCAAGATAAATCCATTCCCGCAAATTCATTGTATGTTCTTAACAAAGTCATCTTTTTTAATCTTTGATAATAATAATCAAAAGTAGTTAATTTAGAATTTTCAGAACATTTAACTATATATTCATTACCTTTATTTAAATCAAAAACGCTTTTATTTTTAGGTCTATCCTCTAAATAATCAGAAATAGTATTTAATGTAATTTCTTTTACTCCTAATTGGTGAAGATTAAAAATAGTTCCAAAAACAATCTTATGAAAACTATCTACAAAATCTTCTTCTGAAAAAAAGTATTTATCTGTGGCATCTAATAATTTAGGATTATTAAACACATTTCCAATTACATTAGTAATAGCACTTATATCTATATATTTACTCATCACTTACCTCTTCATTATCTTCTTCACCCAAATCAAAAAATCTTATTTTCTTTTTTATTTTAGGTGGTTTTATAATTATTTCTTTAATTTTAGAAGTTATTTGTTGTAAATTTTTATTTTCATTTTGACTTTGAGCAACAAATAAACTATAATAATAATTATAAGCATCTCTATAAACAAAAGGAACAATACCTATGCCACCACCAGATTTATCAATAGAGTTACCTTTTATTTTATAAAAGTAAACTAAAGATTTTTGTATGCCCGATAAAGTATAATTATATTTTTCTTGATATTGTTTAATCTGTTTTTTTATTAACGCATAATTAGCATTATCTTTATATATTTCTTTAATACAATCCATTAATTCTGTTAATTCAGGATCAGCTTGCGGAAGTGGTACTAATTCCCCTTCTGGGAAGCATGTTTGATGCGCATAACGACGTCCTCCGCTCTTTACGGCTTGAATCTTATCCCTATCGAATCGCTTTCCGCATTTAGAACAAATAACATAATGAGCCATATTAAATCCTTTCTATTTGATGCATTCCTTTATAGTATATTTTATTATCTTTAGAATCAATCCGTACAGCTTCTGGATTCCAAGAAATAATATTATCTATTTCTTCTTGGGTTAATTTTAATATATATCTATTATAACCATATGCATCTAAACTGCATATTAATTTATCAAATTCGTAACAAGTGGGTTGTTGTGCTGCATCTATAATTTTCATAAATTTTCCACCTTACTTTATTTTTATATATAATAATTATAACATATTTTTTTATAAAAGTCAAGCGGAAGGCGCTTGACCTTCCGCTTACTCTTTTACTAATTCTTTTAATTCTGATACAATAAGATCAACCGCTTCTACTTGATCTCTTGTGCAATCATTCATCTTTCGTCCCTTGCCAAGATATTTTTCAATAATTTGAACAACTCTTGGTTGCCAGTATTCTTTGAATTTTTTACCTTCTTCTGTTTCTACCGCAGCGTCAGTAGAGCCAGGAATATTAGCAATAATTTCACTAAATTCTTTCATGAGAGCATCGAAATCAAGATCTGAAGTAGTATCAATATGAACATTTTCTCTTTCATCAGTAAACAGTTCTGATCCAACTTCTTCCATTTGTTTATCAATAGCATCTCCAATGGCTTTTACAAGATTATCATAACTTAAATCAATAAAATCAGGAGTGTATTTAAATCTTGAACCTGCTTCATAACGAGATGTTCCACGCATAAACATTACAATTCTTTCATTGCCAGTTTCGTCCGGAATAGATCTGGTATATCCAATAATATCGCACATTCTTGCAAGTACATTATTTGCTCTTTTGTCGAGAGTGGGTACAATTTTATTAAATTCAGTTCCATTTTCATTCTTAAATGTTTTATCAGATTCATGTGAGATAACTACGAGACCATATCCAAGCTGAACAATTTGTCTTAAACATTCATCGAATTCTTTTTCAACCATTCCGTATCCTTTACCAAAAGGAATATCTGAAAGAGAATCAACTCCAATGCCACCACCCTGCTCTTTAGGACGAAGCGCATTAGCACAAATATATTTTACACAATAATCATAAGCAATATCAGCAGTATCAATGATGATAGTTTCAAAAGTTTCTTTTGCTTTTTCATCTTTTAACTGTCTAATTACCTGGCGGAATTCGCTCCACGAATTAATAGGTTGGGCCATTGCACCAGGAATTGCAGAATAACCTTTCTCAAAAGCAAGTAAGAAATGCTTAGGAAATTTTACTGCGGTTGTCGTTTTACCTGTTTTCCAACCCCCATAAAGAAATACTGAATAACCGCGCATATCTCTACTAACTTGATGTGGCTTTACATTAAAAATATCTATTGATGCCATATTAAAAATCTCCTTTAAAAAAATTCTAAACTACTTTTTGATTCTTGATTGCGGTCATTAACCGCCCGACAGACAAAGACTCTTTTCTTTAGGGAATTTGTCCTTTAAAAAAGTTAAAAAATATTGGGGAACTAATGTTCCCCTTTATTTTTAAAATTAAAAATTAAAGCCTCCTGCCGCAGCAGTTACAACTTTTGAACCTGCGAAAGGTACCTCTGATGATGCTGTTGTTGCTTCTCTTGAAGCCCTATACTCATCAGCCTGTTTCTTAACCTCAGCAAGATGAAATTCACGATCTGAAATAGCTTTATTTACTTCCTCTGCTGTAATTCCATTCTTCTCGTCACCAATCTCATAAACCGCATCAGATTTTGAAGTTCCTGTTACAAGCCATTCTTTAAAATTCTTTTTATACTCTTTTACGATTGGCTCGCCAAATGCAGATTCCTCTGTCCTCTGCTCTGAGATAGACTTGCTAATTTGCTGTCCCCAAACTTTAGTAAACATAGGGCTTGCCTTTGAAGGATCTGCATTTTCAAAATATCTAATACCTTCTTTGTTTCTAATATGAAAATCTATGGGAATGATTGCATTTTTATAACCAAATACATATCCATTAAGAACCATATAATCTTCTGGGATATTATTCTCCTCATCTGCTTCTACTAGTTTTGTTCCAATAATTAACACATCCATTTCAAAGGTGCTTCTTACTCCCTCGTCAGCTAATTTATTGATAATAGTTACAAAACCGTTTGAATTTCTCTTTGCGGAAACTAAAACATCTTCTCCATTTCTATTTGTATAAAAATCATTCACTCCTAATTCAGAATCAATTTTTACAAGCATAGGCTCTCCAGTAAGAACCGTTTTATTAGACTCAATAATATTTTTTAAAGCGGTGTAAGTTGCATTTTTCTTACCTGCTGAAGTAGTTTCTGTAACATAAGGAAACTCTACTGTAACAATATTCATATTATCCTCATCTGTTGCTACTTCCAATTTGCCGCCAATATACTCTTTACCATAATTCTTAGAACTTTCATTCTGAACTGTTTTA